CATTTTTGAGGAGGAGTAATTGAGTAAATATAAAAGTAATATAGATTATATAATAATTATAAATATTAATTAAAATTAATTAAAATAATTCCTCAATTTTCCTCAATTTTGAGTAAATAAAAATATTTTAATTTGAAATGCTAAATTATAATGAGTAATAATTATTATAGTCAGAAATATAATAAATTAATAAATAATTATATAATCAGAGCACCCAGTAAAAGAAAAAATAAAAAATATGATGTTTATGATTTGCAAAATCATTATTTGTTTAGCTTTGGAGATTCTAGATTTTCGCAGTTTAGGGACTCACTATTATATTATAAAGATAGGGACAATAATGACCCTAAACGCAGGGCATTATATTATGCCAGACATAATAAACAATATCCCGATGAATCACCTGATACATTTTCTAAGGTATTTTTATGGTAAATTTTAATTAATATTAATTAAATTCATATTATAAAATAAATTATCTATTATAAATAATATATAAATAATATGAAAACTGGGAGGATATATAGAATTATATCAAATAGTTCAGATAAAATTTACATTGGCTCAACTTGTAAAGATTTGGATAAAAGATTGATGCAACACAAAACAATGTATAAGATGTATTTAAAAAATGGAACAAAAAGATATACATCATTTGATTTAATAAAGCTAAATGATGCTTCTATTGAACTTATAGAAGAATTTGAATTTAATAATAAGATTGAACTATTAAATAGAGAGAAAGAACATATTAGAACTAATCCTAATACAATAAATAAAAATATACCAACAAGAACAAAAGCAGAATATTATATTGATAAGATTAATAAATATAAAAATTATTATATCAACAACAGAGAAAAATTATTGGCTTATCAAAATAAATATAATCGTAAGAAAAAGATTTTATGATTTTTCATTTATGTCATCAAATTTTACTGGTGATTTTTCTCTTGAACGTTTTCTTTTATGTCCATGATGATGATGTGTTTTGTGATGATGGTCATCTTTTATAATTATTTTTTCTTCTGTAATGCAACAGGTAGATGTACATGAAACATTTTTAAATAAATTTCTCACTTTATCACAAAATGAGATAGTAATTTTTTTTGATTCTTCAGCCATTCTATAATCAATTATTTACAAAATTAATTTTTAAATATTCTTCAAAATCCATTTCATCATCAATTGATTCATCATTAATAAACTTGTGTAATAATAATGCATCTAATATTTGCTCTTTATCCATGTCTGAATCATCGTTTATATCATCAATAATATCATTGCGGGGATTAAACTCTTCAAGATTATTCGATGATGAGTATTCTTCAAGTTTAAATGTTTCTTTAACTTCTTGATTCATTGTATAATATATATATAATATATATATAATATATTTTTTTATTAAAACTATATTATATATATTATTTATGTGTGTTCTCGACAATAGCGATTGCTAGGATACACTCTAACTTCACAATTTACTTTTTCACATTTAGGATTATATAATTGTTCTCTTGTACATGTATTACAATAACAATTTTTAACATTAACTTTATTATTACATCCTTCTCTAATGCAAATCATTTTTGATTTCCAACAATTTTCGCAAGTAGTTTCTGGAATTCTTGCCCTGTATATATCGCAAGAATCACAATTTCGATAAGATTTTATAGGGTCTGGAACTTTGGGATTATTATATATAACATTGCCTGGTCTTGAATTCCAACAATATTCACAAGTAGATTCTGGAAATCTTGCCCTATATACATTACAAGATTCACAGTTGCGACACGATTTTATGAGATTCATATTAATAATATATAAATAATATATTTTTTTATCAATCTTATATTATATATATATTATTTATAATGGATTCTAAAATAGAAAATTTATCGAAAAAGACAAATCATATTTATAAAGAGATTAAGTGTCAATTATGCAATCGTACATATAAAAACAATTACTTTTATACACATAAGAAAAGCAAATCCCATTTAAAAAAATCAAATGGATTAATATTAAAAGCCAATTTATTAAAAGATGATGAAACAAAAGATAATAATATAATTACGAATAATGATTTAATCACATCAATAAAAAATGACGCGCAAAATATTTTATCAAATATTAATTTAATAAAAATTTAATAAAAATTATATCTATAGATATTATATATAATGTATTCAAACGAATCCGCAATTAGACACAAATTGAATAATATCCTTGGGAATGGCACAGTTGGAGGGGGTCAGTTGGGAGGAAAAAAAAGAGGCCGGCCCCGTGGTTCTGGAGTGGTTCAAAAAGTTTCTAAATATGAGGGAGGCGCATTTAATCCCTTATCTGCAATCATGGGAATGATGAATCCGCTTAGTATGTTGGGTAGTTTATCAGGTATTGGTAATGGTAAAAGAAAACGAAAAACAAGAGGAGGAGGTGTAGTTCAAAAAGTTTCTGATTATGAGGGTGGAGGTGTTGTTGAAAAGATATCTGATTACCAGGGCGGGGGTGGTTTGACTGGTTTATTTGATTGGTTGGGCCCTTTGAATATGCTTGGATTGGGCAAGAAACCAAAGAAAAAACGAGCACCAACTGCAAGAGGTTTAAAAGTAGCTGAATTGATGCGCAAAGAGGGATTAACACTAGGCCAGGCATCAAAGAAAATTAAACAGATGGGCGCTGGTAAGAGAGCTATCATGTGATTTAAATTGTAATTTTTAAAATTTATTATATATATTATCTTTATTAATATATATATAGTCATGGTTGATATTGATGAAAAAATCGCTTTACTTGTTGAAGAATTGAGAAAAGAAAAGAATGTTTCAAGAAGAAAAGAAATAGCCAAAGAAATAAAAATACTTATAAAACAGAAAAACATGAAAATAAATAGAGCAATACCAAGGCATAAAGTAAATATTGGAAAAACTCCTATTCAAAAAGAAGTTGAAGAGGCGACAAAGGTTCAATTAAAATCAGCATCAGCAACTGCCCAAACATATAAAGTTTTACTGTCAGATAATAATTATAAATTACAGAATATTGATAAATCTATAAAACAAGCGGAACAAGCAGGAGATAATAGAAAAGCACAATCTTTAAAACAAGAAAAAGAAAATGTAATTGTTGCAAATGAATTATTAAGAGAAGGAGAAAAGCAGGGATTACCTGCTGAGGTTGTTGTAAAAAATATAGAAAAAGAATTAAAAGTAAAGCCTGGTGATATGCAGTCATTAATGAATTTTATAGAATATACAAATAAAAATCCAGTTGGAGATTCTAATGTAAGAAAAGGAATAGCTATTTCTAAATTCGCACCCGAATTATCAGGCCCAGGAAAAAAATTAAAAGCAAAGAGGCAATCATTATTGCAAGAAATAGAAGCACATCTTAATGAACAAAAACAAGAACCAAAGAAAGAACCAAAACAAGAACAATCTCCCCATTCAGCATCAGTAGATTTAGAAATAAAAGAACAATCTGAACCAGAAAGAGAAAATTTAGCAATACCAGAAACTCTTGAAAAATTTAAAAAGAGAGTAATTATTGGAAATGAAATAAATAGAAAGTTGCGGGAAGTAGAGGAACAATTAATGAAATCAGATTTACCTAAAGAGAAAATAATTAAAAAATTAAATAAAGCAGGGAATAAAATATTAGAACAATATAAAGAGCAATTATTACCTGAATTAAGATTGAGTAATGTTATAAATCCTTTTCAATCTCCAGAACAAGAAATTTTAGCATTAGAAGATTATTCAGGAAATGGTAAAGTAAAGTATAGAGGAGGAGGGGCATCTCTTGCTGATTATTTGAGTACATTTTCAAATATTCCTGGATTGGGTAATATGTTTAATCAAATTCCTGGAGTTGGTTCTGTATTATCCCCTATTGCAAATTTAGGACAAACTGGGGCTAAAATAACAAGTATGTTCTTGAAAGATAAAACAAAAGGGGCTGGAATTCCAGGAGTTGGTGATTTGGTTTCAATGGTTGGTTCTGATGTTGGTTCAAGTTTTAATGTTTTAAAAGATTTAATGGGAATGTTTGGATTGGGTTTAGGAAAACCAAGAAATATAATTAAGGGTAGAGGTAGAAATTATACTAATAATTTTCCTATATTACATCAATCGTGGTTGGATGATGAAAAAGAAATTATGAGCATCGCTGGACGTAAAAAACAAGAATCAGTATCACAGATGCAAAGAGTAAATGAATTTAATAATGCATTACTTGCAAAACAGAATGCAGAACAACAGAATGCAGTAAATCAACTTATGTATTCTAAACTTATTGAAGAATTACATCAAAAGAATTTGCAAGAAGAAAAACTAAGAGATATGAATAAATCTAATAAAGTTAATCAAAAATTATATTCAAGATATTAATATATTTACTCAATTACTCATTTTCAAAATTGAGTAAAAAAGACAAATATAAATTTATAAAGTATCTAAGAAAAATATTTTCTAAACCTTTTCTAATTCTTACTTAATCTTTTTTACTCTTTTTTGATGATGAGTAATTGAGTAAATATTTATAATAATTTTAAAATATTTATTATATAATATATATATGATAAATAGAATTAATAAGAAAAAGTTAATTCCTGATAGTTTAAATAATGAAATAACAAATGCAATAAATGCTATAACATATAATATAAATAATGTTGTGTTTGCTGGTTCGTTCATTAGAAAATCAATGAGAGATTCATCTGATATTGATATAGCAGAAGATTTTAAAAATGCAAGTGATAAAACTTGTGCATCTCACATACAAGATATTATAAAAAAACTTCTTAAAACTGATTATATTATATTGGATATAAAATCAGGCATTGACCCCTTATACATTAATTTATTTAAAAAATTAGGTACAATATCAAATCATAAAGTTATTAATTATGATTATCAAAATACACTGAATGATATTAATCTGATAAGTCAATATATTCCAAAGGATACATATAAAGATTTAATAAAATCAATAAAGAAAAATTTTGAAATTAAACAATATTTTGAATTTAGAGAAAAGATAAGAAAATTGATAACTCTAAGATGGACACCAAAAGAAATTCTTGAAGGTTATAAAATTATCAGAAATGATAAATTATATTTGTATCAAGCAGTATCATTATTTTTAACTAAAATTGATATAGCTTTTATCTGTAATGGTTTTTACACTGAAATGTCAAATGTATTTCTTATAAAATCAGCATCAAAACAAGGATTGGTATTTCTTCCTTTATCACCAAATCCAAAATATTATGGAGAAGCCATAAGATATAACTTAGAAGAATATTTAACATCTGGATATTACCTGAAAGCATTAAAAAGAGTATATACTTTAGCCCAAACAGATAATGATAATAAATTAATGTTAAAGATACAGCCAATATTAATCTCAAATGTTGGAATATTAAATAAAGCAAACTCAATAATAAAAACTATAATTTCAATAGTTGAAAATGGTTATAAAGTTGATATGGAAGAAATAAAATTTCAATTGGATAATTTAAAATTATTAATATCAAATATATATGAATTTAATTTTGGAGAAAAGAACATAGATAAAACAATTGACGATATTAATAAAAAATTTAATTTATCATCATTGGAAAAACTGAGTGATAAATTAACTGATACTATAAATACAGAAACACACAATATTATAAATGAGTATAAAATACATATACCTGATACATATTTTTTATAATATTTAATAAATTAATAATATATATTCTATATATATATATATATCATGAGTGCCGAACTAAGTTTCAATAAAGGTAAAAGATTAGTAAAAGTTGTTGAGTCTAAGAATCCAGCAGAAAATGGAACTGAAATATATTTATATCAACCAGATTTTAAATGTTGTTTAAATTGTTCTAATAAATGCAATTATAAAAAGCATTGTTGCTCTTCTTGTGCATCTTTAACATATCACAATAAAGAACATAAAAATAAAAACCCAATAAATGAAGCTATGAGTATTGAACAAATAACAAAACTAATAAAGATGATTAAAGATAATGATGATGATGAAAATATTGATAATTTTATTGAAAGCGAATCTTCTTCTGGTTCTGGTTTGAAAGGTTCTAATATATCTAAAAGTAAGATAGTTTTAAAATCTGGTAAATTCCAAGTTATCCCAAGTTCAGTATATGGAGACCCAAGCACTATTTTATTATGTGGGCGCGCCGGATCCGGAAAAACCTTTTGGCTTGCTGAATACCTAAGAGAATTCAAATTATATTACCCAAAATATCGTATATATTTATTGTCTCAGAAAGTTAATGATAAATTAATTGACCCTTTGATATCTAAACGAATTCCATTAGATTCGTTAAAAGATGCTAATTTTGAAGCTGAAGATTTCAAAGAGTCAATGTTTATTGCTGATGATGTTGATGTCATTTCTGATAAAGCAACTGAAAAAGCAACATTTGATTTAATCAGTAAAGTTTTGGAAGTTGGGCGTTCTTATAATATATTTTCTTGCTTAACATTTCATTTATCAGCAAATGGAAAACAAACAAAAAGAATATTAAATAGGGCTACTCATTATGTATTTTTTAAAAATAGTTCAAATCATGGTACTGAATATGTATTGGGTGAATATTTCGGATTTAATAGAAAAGAAATACAAGCAATCAATAAATTAGAAGGACGGTCAATTTGTGTTATAAGAGATTGCCCTCAAATTGTTGTTAGTTCCGATACAATTCAATTCCAGAATGAATTAGATAAAATCTAAATGTATAATATAATATGGTTGATATTGCATTGAGTAGAGATGATTTGTATAATATATTTGGTGGTAAATTAAACATATATACATATGACCAAATAAAAAAATTTAAAACGATAGATGAATTATTGGGAAAATATGGACGGGCAATTATTTTATATTTTTGGCAAAATTCCCCAAGATATGGACATTGGACAGCTGTTCATCGTTTAACGAATGGAGATATTGAATTTTTCGATTCATTTTCATCTAAACCTGACCATGAATTTAAAGACATTCCTAAAAATTTTAGAATGTCGAACGGAATGGATTATCCTTATTTAACTAAATTATTATTTGAATGCCCATATCCTATACATTATAACAATAAACCAATACAAGATGATTCGAGTTCTTGTTGTGGGAGATATTGTTCAATAAGAATTGCTTCTCCATATTTAACAATAGATGAATTTAATAAATTATGGGGAAAAGATAAAAAGAAAAATGATTTATTAAGTGTTAAATTAACAGATAATTAATAATTATTAAATTTATTATATGTATATATATATATATATATATATAATATGTTCAAATATGAAACTCAAAACGCTGATGGTATTATTTACTATAACGCAACTCTAACAAATGAACTACAAACAACATATAATACAATTCAAGCTGGATTTTTGCAAACATTGGACCAAGTCCTAGTGTCTAATCCTAAATTATATGATTTGGCGATTACTCGATTTACAGTTAGCTCTCAAGCCATCCCAATGTGGATTGTACCAGTTCAACTCAATCAGCCTGATGTTAATTTAACTCCTTATTCAATCCAATTATCATATAGTAGCCCTTTAGGAAATACAAGTTCAACTGGTGATATATATTTAGTTTGGAGTAATGAGATATCAGAACCATATTTAAATGGGGCAAATATAAAAGTTCAAACGCTAGAATCTGGTTATTATTTCTCATATAATAGACAAGATTTTGTTTCTATGTTTAATAATGCAATGGAAAACGCATTGAATACACTTAGGACAATATTTATAACACAGCATCCATTGGACCCAAATCCCCCAGCATTAATAACACAATTTAACGGAAATCAACCTAATCCATTATTTCCTTTTCTATCTTGGAATTCATCATTAAATAAATTTCAAATGTATTTTAATTTGACTGTGTTTTCTGGGGCAAATCCTATAAAAGTTTTTGTTAATAATTTGCTATATCCCTTAATCCAATTCCCAAGTGCAAATAAATTTTATAATAGACCTGTAAATGTTCCATTTGCATATCAAATTGATATTAGTAAAGACGATAATTATTATACACCAACTTTTTATAATGCTTTTCCAGATATTCCTAAATATCCATTTGTTGTCGTTTATTCAGACCATGACACAACAGGAGTATTTTCCCCGCTAAGAAGTATAATGATAAGCAGTAATACTTTACCAACTCAGGGCGAAATAATGCAACCTTCAACAAGTCCATTTTCAATTGCTAATCCAAGCTCCACAAATCAGCCATCATCAATTAAAATAGTTTCAGATTTTGAACCAGATTTATTTTCAACAAATCAGATTAATAGAGACTTTATACAGTATAATCAATCAATAAATAATTCTCGCCTTATAAGTTTTCAAAATTATAATGTAGCTATAAAACAAATCGATGTTGCTGTTTATTGGAGTGATTGGAATAATAATGTATATCCTATATATTTATATGCTGGGTGCAGTTTTGATATTAAATTGGCCCTGGTTCCAAAATCTTATGTTAGAAGTGATAATTAATATATATAATTATAAGAATTAATTATAATTAATCTAAAAATTTAAAATCTCTATATAATATATATACATATATATAATGTCTCAAGCAATCCCGAAATCATTGTCTACTGTTCTTGTTGTCGATCCAATCTGTGATTTTAGTTCTGAAGCTATCTATGCTGTTGAAAAATCAGTTTCTAATAGTTATTATTATAGTTTAAACGCTAACTCATCTACACCAATTAGCACAAATTTTACAATTAACGTCAATGACTTGACAACAATTACAAATCGATTATTTCTATTGGACCAAACATTCACAATTAGAGTTCCAACTGGTAATGACCAATATATAAAAGATTGTAAATTTGCATTGAGAAGTTGGCCACTTATGAAATTTGCAACAAATTATATTTTAACTCTTGGAAATGGAACATCTACAATTAATATTGGTGCAATGGCAAATGTTATTGAACGATTTGGACTGATGGATAAATGGTTGAATTATTCTACTACTCCTCTTTTTGGAGATGTTGTTGCTCCTTATTCATCAGTAGCTGGAAATGTAAATCCTCTAGAATCTTTCTCACAGACTACAGGAGAAATCATGTATCCCCGAGGTTCATATGCGCCAGTTTCTGTTGTAGGAAGTGGTGCCGCACCTAATTATTTTACAGATATAACATATAGAGTTGTAGAACCTTTATTTATTAGTCCTCTTTTACAATCTATGGGATTAAAAGATAGACGAGAAGGATTAACCCATCTTTCACAAATTCAACTTCAAATTCAATGGGCAAATGTAAATAGATTATTTTCATGTGATACAAATATTTCAGGTGCTAATCCAATTAGTGTTTATTTTGGTATACAGAATGATGCTGGTTCTTCAAATAATGAAAGTTCTATAATTAGAGTTGTGCAATATGTCCCATCTGTACTTGATATTGGCCGAAATATTGAAACTCAAACTCTCCCATATAATGAGGTTGTGGTATTTTCAGATAAATCTCAACCGTTATCACTGCGTCCAACTACTGCTGATAAACCCAAAGGCCCCGGTATGCAATTTGTATCGTCTGTTTTACAACTTAGCAGAGTTCCAAAAGAAATATATGTATGGGTTTGTCCTAGTAATTCAGTTTATGCAACTAACGGAGGCGATGATTCTGGATATATGGTACCAGATACATTCGCAACATATGTTGATAATACTCTTCAAGTAGTTTGGAATGGACAAAATTTACTATCAAATATAAGTGCTGCTAATCTTTATAATTTGCAGGTAATGAATGGTATTAATATTCCCTTTACATCGTGGAATTCAAATCTTTTAGTGAATAAACTATTTACTGGCGCTCAAAATAAACCAGTTCCAGAATTTGCATCTGGTATTGGCTCTCCAATTTGTTTGAAAATGGGTAGAGATATAGTTCTTGGTGTAGATTTGGCTCCAGGAGTTAATACAAGAGTAAATTTACAAGTATCAGGTAATTGGTTTTGTCCTATAGCTAAAACTGCTGATACACCATTCAATCATGATAGCATATCTTATACAATGAATGTAGCTGTTGTTTATGAAGGTGCTTGGGAATTCTTCGGTTCAAATACTACTGCTCAAACTGTTGGATGTTTGACAACTCAGGATGTATTGGAAGCTACAAAACGAAATGAACGAGTCCATTATGATATTGTTTCTGATAGTGCATTTGGTGGGTCTTTGTTCTCCCGTGCAATGAGTTTTTTCAAAGAAGGAAAACATAAACCATATATTGAAAAATTTAAGAGATTCACTCAACATCCACTATATCAAGAAGCGTCAAAGGTTGCTAAATCACATCTGAGAGGAACGAAAAAGATGGCTGAAGGATATGAAGGGCCAGAGGAACAGGGACAATCTCATATAGCGGATTTGGCTGATTCTTTGGGACTTGGCCGGGGTGGTGCTAAGATGTCTAAAGCCCAACTTAAAAAAATGCTAATGGGTTAAATTAAATTAAATTAAATTTTCATATTGTATTATTTTATAATAAATTTTAATTATAAAATAAATAGAACAAGCTTATAATTTCTGAATAAGTAATCTGGATAGGTCAATTGGAACAGTAAAATTAGCTCCTGCTGATGCACTTATAGCAAAACGAATAACAAAACCTTGAGCAACATTAATATTAGTTTGTCTTGTAATTTCTGTATATGTCTGAGTACCACCGAATACATAACCAGTTATTTCTAATAATCCAAATGGTATTTGTTGTCCAGCACCATTATAAATTATAATATTTGCGGATGAAGAAACCCCTCCACCAGTTCCACCAAGCACTAATGAATGAGTAATATTATAAGTTCCTGCTTGTTCAAATGTTATTGTGAAAGGGTCGAGATTTGACACAATAAATCCCTGATTTATAGTATTTGGAATTGGTTTATAATCAATATTTTGTTGTGGCCCTCCATTTTGCACAACTAGGACATTACTTGGGCCATATAAAGTAGCGATTGGATTTCCAGAAATGCCATTTGGAGCGAAAACACTTGATCCATCACCAGCGAATAACATTACATCACCATCATTTGGATTTGTAATTGGCAGGTTATATCTTACAATTCCGTTTTCATCAGATACACTCATAAATTGACATTTAATATCATCACTTTTTAAATACAATTGATTATTTATAATTTGAGTACTCATTATTATAATATAATATTAGAATACAAAATAAAATTTATAATAATGTTAATATAATTGATATTCCTGATACAGTCAAATTTCCATTATTACTTGTCATCCCTCTTAATTGTAATGTATCTCCTTCAACCAATGATATTATTGATATTAAATTACTACTGTATATTGTGCTTATTGGTGGTGTTATTAATAAATTTAAATCATCTGCTATATATTGATTGTTCTTTAATAATGTTGTTGTAATCTGTTGATTTATAAATCCTGAATTAGTTTGAAATAAAATACTGACATTATAATCTCCAGATTTAGATATAAGAATACTATTGTTATTTCCTGGGTATTGTATTGATATATTAACTTGTTTGACAATAGTTCCAATACTAAATAAAACTGATTGATTAGGTGTCATAACTCTTCCTCCTATTCCATAACATGCATAAGCTTTTACAGTTGATGGAGCAGGAATTAATTCACTTGTTCCATTTGTATTTATTTTTATTATGCTTTGTTCAGTTGGTTTTTCTTTTGGTAATGTATAAAATAATTCTCCGTCTGTATCACAAATATTTAATTGAACTATATTTAATTCAGGTACTGGATCTGGTAATCCTCCCTCTATGCTTGATATTGGAATAAAAGTTGATGTTCCATCTCTATTAAATTTTATTACCTCTCCTCCAGAATCAAATGGTTTTTCATCAATAGGATATGTAAATAAAATTTCACCATCAGAACCTAAACAACTTATTTTTCTAATTTGGGCTGATTGAATAACAAATTCAGGAACTCCATTAATAATATTATACGACATATATATATATTATATGTTTTGAAATAAAATTTTATATATACGTAATATATATAAATAATGATACGGCCCCAAAAATTATCTTATAATGCAGGATACAATATGAAACATTTCATGTTGGATAGAGCAATAGAAAAAAATAGAAATGAAAACATAAGATTAAATGCTGATAGAGCAGGATTACAACCCATTATATCAACTGCAAGAGAAGAAGAAAGATTTATACCAAAACCTAAAATAATTCCTGATAGAGAGCCAATAGTTCTAAAACCAACAAATGAAAATTTAAAACAATTATCATTACTTGAACAAATAAAAGGAAAACAAAATTTAAGACCAGTCATATTATCATCAGGTTCTCCAGATGTTATAACAGCATCAATTGGCGACCAAATAAAATCAAGGCCAACTTTAAGACCAACAATAACAAGAGAACCTGAAAAACATCCAATAAGTCCTCCTGTGAGTGGTTTTAATATAAATGAAATATTGAAAGCAAATCCAAAATTTCAAACATTGGGAAAACAAAGAATACATGCAGAAACTGAAGAAGATTGGGGAACTGGTAAGAAAAAAAGAAAAAAGAAAAATACTAAACAATATTAAATTTACTCAATTACTCATTTTCAAAATTGAGTAAAAAAGACAATTACAAATTTATAAAGTATCTAAGATATATTTTTTTATAAACCTTTTCTAATTCTTACTTAATCTTTTTTACTCAAATTTGAAAATGAGTAATTGAGTAAATATATTTATGTAAGTTCGCTATTAACTATAATGAATTGTTTATATATATCTTCAAGATATGTTTCATTATCTATTAACAAATTATTCTCATCTAATTGTCCTAAATCTTTTAGTCTTTTCATAAATACACTATTTATATATTTTTCAACTTTCAATTCTTGTTTTAATTTTGTGTATTCTTCCAATAAATTTTCATAACTTGTTTTAAAATCCATTTATTATATATATTATAGAAATATATAATATTTTTTATTGATTTATTTATTATAATGACAAGAAAAAATTAATTTTTTCCAATGGACATTGTTAATAAATCAATATTATTGATTTATTTATAGATTATAATAATAAATTTATAATCTATATTATAATATATACATGGAATTGTTTAAAAATAGATTTGATTTATCTCCACTCAGTATTAAAACTTATACAAGTTGCTTAATGAAAGTATTTGAAATAACAAAAGCAAAGAGCCCAGATATTTTAATTGAAAATCCTAAAAAAGTTATTAATGATTTAGAAAAATATTATTCTAATAGTAATACTTTAAAAACAAAAATTGGGGCAATATTGACTTATGTAAAAGATTATAAAGATTCTGAGGCCAAAGAGGACGCAGTAAATATTTATTTGAATGTTGTTGATAAATATAATACTGATATTAAAAATAATTTGGCATCACATAAAAAAACACCTGAAGAAGAAAAGAATTGGACTAATGAAAATGATATTAAACAAATTACTGAAAATTTAAAAAAAGATGTACCAGCAAAAATACATACAATAAACGATTTAAATAAATTCAGGAATTATATTATATTTATTCTCTATCAAGATATACCTTCAAGATTAGATATAGCAGATGCTAAAATATTATTCAAAACAAAAAAACCATTGAATGATGAACATAATTATATTATACTTGACAGAAAAAATAAAACTGCAGTATATCATATGTTCAATTATAAAACTAAAACAACATATGGGGATAAGGAAATACAAATAAATAAAGATTTATATAAACCATTAGAAGATTATAAAAGAAATGTAGATAGATTCAATAATGATAATTGGTTTTTATTAAATGATAAAGGAGAAAAATTAAGCAGAAATAGACTATCAACCATATATTCAAAATTAGGGGCAAGTATTGGAAAAAAATTAGGTATATCACAAAATAGACATATTCACATCAGTAATCTTGTACCAATTAAAAAAATGGAAGATTTATCGAATAAAATGGGTAATAGCATTAACGAACAAATTAATGTTTATAGTAAAATTTAAATAAATTATGTTAATGCAATATATGGAATATGTGTGATCCCTGTATCAATATGATTTGCTGTTGAACCTGCGCAAGTATTTCCAAATGTAATAACAACAGAAGATGAACCAGTTTTAATAATACAGTCATACTTTCCACCACTCGCATTCCTACGGGAACCCTCACATAATAAAAAACAATTCAACATTCCATTTAATGCAAGTGATGCACTATTATTATAATTAATACAAACCTTCTGCAAATCTGCCCCAGTATTTATAGTTGTTGATGTATATAATATTTGCGAATTAACGAAACTATTTGAATATGGAATAGATATTGTATTGTTAAATTTTATAATACTTGGGGGAGTTGCTGTTGAATTACCTGATATAATAATTGAATTGGATAATACTAATCCTCCATTATTTATTAATATCATGTTTGCAGTATTGCTTGAGCTATCTTGTGAAAAATTAGCATTAATTAAATTCATTCTTCCACTGCTTGATACTAAATTATTATTGTTTCCTGTTGAAATATTAGTATAATTATTAAATACAATACTATAATTACTGATTCCAGTTGTAGAATTTGTACAGGTTCCGTATTGTGTTAAATTACCAACTAACATATTAAAGGCACCAGTTCCTGAATTATTAAATGTTAAATTTCCGTTTAATGTAAAACCAATAAGACTATTATCAACATCTATATTACTATTAATATTATTAGTTATATTACCAGTGATAATTGTCGATGTAGTTGATAAGTTATTACTAGTTATATATAAATTTGGCCTTGATATAGTTATATTTTCTGAATATGTTCCTTCTAAGAGTGATAAACAAACTTTGGTATTACTTGAAATATTATTTATTTGAGTAAGTGCATATGTTATTGTTTGAAATGGCTGATTGACATTTGAACCATTATAAGAATTGTTTCCTAATGGACTGACGTAATACGTTATTATATTTTGAATATATTGACTTGATGCAGTGAATGATAAATTATTGCTACTGTCTGCAGTTAATAAATATGAACCAGGAGAAGAAGGACTAATTGATGGTAATTTATATAGGGAATTAATATCTACCAAGCCCTGTAGTAATATTTTATCTTCTGTAATTGTTATTTGATCAGTATCATTTGTTTCAATTAATGATGTATTAGCAGATTTTTTAAGGATTAGCTTATAGGGTGTATTACTCATCTTATAATATTAATATACATATTAATATTATATTATATTTAAATTATATATTGCATAATTAAATATTTAATGCAAAAGCTGAATTTACAGCAGAAGCTAAATTTGCTACTCGTGCAATTAATGCGTTAAGGTCTCCTGAACCAGTAATAAAATTAGAGGCATTTACTGGAGCATCAAATTGATATTTTCCGTTGCTTGTGCTTGAATTTGTAAAATTGAGTTGAGAATTTCCGGAATTATCAGTAATATAAATGCTTGCTGTATCAGATGGAAACATTGCAGAAGCCAATCCAATATTTCCAACTTTGGATAATTGATAATTATTAGCATCGAGATTTTGTTGCATAGGAGTATAGACAAAAGAGCCTCCAGCTGGGGGGGTAGGGATAGATGGTTGATTTTGGAAAATCAAATTGCCTCCAGAAGAAGCGACAATCATTTGTGAAGCAGTGGGAGCAGATGATGGAAGAGCGTATAATTTAGCGCCAACACTATCATTTACTTGAACACCAGTTCCAGTTTGCGATACCTGCAATTCAAGCCCTGTACCACCTGCTACCTTAACACCACCAGAAGCTACAACATCAAGCTTAAATGGAGTATTAATAAGTGAATTATTTGAAAATTGGTCTTGAAGTTTAATATCAAGTTTGCTGGTGCCTGTTTGGTCTTGAAGAACTAAATGATTTGGAATATATGACATGATATAATATTAATTATAGAAAATATTTTTTTCAGAATCTATAATAATAATTTTATTTAAATCTGTATATTTGTTAAATTATATAAAACTTGAATCACACTATCCATTTGACTCGTCAATAAATCCAATTGTTCAACAATTTCTTTTAATGTTCTTGTATATTCAGTTGTTGCAAATGTTATTTCACCATTATAATTAGCTATATCTAATCCATTATCTTCATTCATTCCAATAGATGAATAATTAGGATTAGATGTGGTATTATGTAATCTAATATCTCCATATGTATTAATTACATTTTGATTATCATCAGCTTTTAATAAATCTGTAAAATGGGCATTAAATGGATTAGTACCATCTGATACTAGAAATGAGCCCTGGGTAGATGTTATTGATGGTTCGCTATTAATAATAGCATCTGATGATGGAGGGGCATTTTGAATTTCTGTCCATTGTGCAGTTTGAACATTAATTCCTGCGTTATCTGTTGTAGATGCTATCTCCCATATATAATTAACTGTTTGATTATTTGGAGCTTTTGGAACTATTTCTTTTGGGACTGGTGCCTTATTTAGGTAATCCATACCTACATATAATTTATTATTTATTATTTGAGTAGACATTGTATATAATATTATAATAAGATTTAATTTAATCTTATTATTATAATATAATGCCATTACATACAATATTATTTGATAAGCATTACTGGAACATCAATAAAATAGTTGATTGGTTATATAAACATAATATACAACCAATTAAAGAAGCAAGAGAACAAAAAAATTTTATTAGAACAAGAATAAGAGACCCATCTTTATTTAAAAGTTTCTATACAGTCAAAATACCCAATCATATTGAACTTATTATTGGTAAATATTAATCTTTATTTTTAAAGCATTTATAACAACTTTTATAAGGCTGTTTTATAATCTTATCGCATACATCACAAGAATTAAATTTAACCCTGCAACCATTACATAAATTATTGCTTCTGTTTTTATGTGGTTCTTTACATAATCTACAGGTTCTTTTTGTTCCTGTTAATGTAAATTTTTTAACACAACACGCACCAAGAACCAATAAATCAGTTCCATTAGTTATAAAACTATTTCTTTTTATATTTACACTACACACGCATTTTTCTTTGTGTTCTGGTAAATCTTTATCAGGAAATAACGTTTTGAAATATGAAAATCCTTTATTATCATCTCCAGCAAATGTCCAATCTTTTATTTCTTCTTTTGTAAGATTGTAATTTTTCAATCCATTGATAAATCTTTCAGTCAATGACATATTATATATAATAATATTATATATAATATAATTCTTTAAATAATATTAATTAAATATTTATTTGTGATTTTAATAATGCATCTTTATGTTTTTTTGATTTGTTATGAATATATCTAGCATATGGTTTAATATATGATTCACATCCTGGAATATCACATTTCACTTTATCTTGTGATTTTACATATTGCTTCATGTAATTATTCATATATTCAGGGTCATCTGTCTTATTTTGTTTTTTGGTTTGTTTTATGAAAATCTCACTCATTATATAATCTATATATATATTATTTATTCTTTAAATAAAATTAATATAAAAAACTAAATATATAATCTTCAATATCAAAGGGTAATTTAAAATATATAACTATTTTATTATATGCCTTCCTATGTATCTTTATTAACATATTTATTACATTAGTATTATTTTTATTTTTAATTGAATCAAATCTTGAACAAATTGACAAATCATTTTGTTTTAATCTCATATTGTTTAAAATATATAATATATCAATGCTTGGTGTTATTATCTTATTCAATAAATAATTTCTACTATCTCTATATTTTATTACATTACTTCTTAACCTATAAAAATATGATAAATAATTTTCTTTATATTCAATTGGAAATGAACTAAACACTTCTTTATAATTTTCATTGTTTTGTAATTTCTTAAACATATATATATAATATATATTACATATATTATTTATATTATATTATATTTAAAATATTTACTCATTTACTCCTCATCAAAAAAGAGTAAAAAAGATTAAGTAATAATTATAAAAGGTTTAGAAAATATTTTTCTTAGATAATTTATAAATTTGTATTTGTTTATATTTTACTCAAAAGGAGGAGGAGGAGTAAGTAATTATGTATTTTTTATTATACTATCTTTAATGAATTTCTTTTTATTATAAAATAATAATCTAAACTCATCTTTTTGAATTTTCAGATTATCACATTTGAAATCATTTATAAATTTATCAAATTTTTCTTTTAATTTTTCACTTAATTTATTTTTCATTTCATCATATTTTTCAATTAATTCTTCACATGAGTTTTTGAATAAATCATCAATTATATCTTTATCATTTGTCAATATCCAACCATCCCTTTTATCAAATATATATGGTGTTTTCTTCTGCATATTACCCAAATAAATATTATGGTTTTCTGGATGTAATTCATTAAAATGTACCATTCTTATATACTCATCAACACATTTAAAACCTTTAACAAATATTTTTTTATAATCATCATCAGTTATATAATCTTTTTCAGTATCTTCAAATGGAACTGTTTTAATTATTTCTTTCTTAACTATAACTTTTTTACAAATTTTCATGTGTCTATCTAAATTAAATTTATTGCTTAAAATCTTGCCACAATTTGCACATTCTCCTATTTCTAGTTCTGCTTCAGCTTCTTCTTTTGGTTCTTTAATAACCTTTTTACAGGTTTCAGAATGTCTTTCCAAGTTAAATTTTCTTGAAAATGTTTTAGTACAAGTTTTACAATTATAACTCATTATTTATTATAATCTATATATATATTTTATTTCTTTAAATAATAATAATTAAATATTTTTTTCTTACTCAAAATTGAGGAAATTGAGGAATAAATAATAAGTAATTTTAATAGTTAATGTTTATACTATATTACTTTTATATTTACTCAATTACTCCTCCTCAAAAATGAGTAAAAAAAACAAAATAAGAATTCAAAAGTATTTCAAAAAAAAAATTCTTATATGATTTATAATTCTTACTTTGTTTTTTTTACTCATTTTTGAGGAGGAGTAATTGAGTAAATATAAAAGTAATATATTATAAACATTAACTATTAAAATTACCTATAATTTACTCCTCAATTTCCTCAATTTTGAGTAAGAAAAAAATATTTAATTATTATTATTTAAAGAAATAAAATATATATATAGATTATAATAAATAATGAGTTATAATTGTAAA